AGGACTTGCGGAATGCTCGAGCCCGTGGCTTTGATGGTGATTCGGGCCCACTCTTCGACGGTCGCGAGGTACAGCGGCAGTTCCGCCGGTTGCGTGCTTGCCGTAGTGATGATGCCGGCGCGATCGATACGAATCGGCCGCGTGGTGTTGAAGTCCGCCGCCGCGGGTCCAATCTGATAGCTCTGCTGGCCGTTGGTCAGGGTGTAGACGTTGCGCGCGATGGTGTAAACCATCAGCCGCTCTGTGCTCCACGAATCGACCAGATCATTGAGCGTCGCGAGCGCGTCCGTTTGTTCCTGACTCGTGAGCGTGCCGCCCGCGTCCAGCGCGCCGATAAGGCGCATAGCCGAATTGATTACGTCCTGTACCTGCATTTTTCGAGTGCTTCCGTTACTTCGGTCGCCAGGTCTGCGGATGCGATCGCGTCAGCGGGATAATCCGCGGGCTCGGCCGCGGCTTCGGAAGGATCGCTCGGGACGAACCCGTATCGCTTCCGGCGCGCGGGCGCGGGGGTATCCCGCCGCAACATGCGGCGCAGCCAAAGCACGGCGCTTATCCTTTGCGTGTTTTCTTTTTCGGGGCTTCCGTCGCGGTAGCGGTTGCCGGCGCTTCCGGTTCTTCCGGCGGGAAAGGGGCTTCGGCCCACTCCGCGCCTAGCGCATCGTCGGCGGCCGGATCATGAACGATCCGCGCCGCCTCGATGCGGTGATACTTCCATTTCGGATACTCGCGGTGAACGTGCATCGTATGGAAGTCGGCGCGAGCGCGGCGAGTGTCGAAGCACTCGCGCGCCGCGCCTCATCGCGCCGTGTTTTGGATTAGCCTGCTATGCGGCAAGCCAGCTCAGGATAGAGCGCGGCCCACCCATAGAGGATGTCCAGACGGCACGGGAAAGCATCTGTTGAGATGTTGTAAGCGCGAACCATACGGATGCTGAGTCCGGTCTGTTTATCGCTTACCCGCGCGGCCATATCCACGCCACGGGGCAGCGGCAGGTCAGCCGAAGCCAGCGTGAACGCGTCTTTGTGGTACGCGAGCGCCTGGGGAGTCACGGTGTTCGCCGCGCCCAGGATGGTGAGTGCCGCGTTATCGGCCGGCGCGCCGGAAACGGTCTGGAAACCGCCGCTGGTCACGATGGACGGATAAATCGGAATCGTCATGTTGCCGCTTCCGTCAGAGCTGGAATCGGCGGTCACAACGAACTGTTGAAGCCGCGCGAGCTGTTGCTTCGATTGCGGATTCACTGCGAAAACATTGGCGATCGTGAAAACGTCGCCTTTCTTCAGGCGAACTGCCACGGCGGCGGTCCAGCCGTCCGTAACCAGGCTCGCGCCGGTCTGCGAAGCGCCATTCACCAGCGGAGTTCCGCCGAGCGCGCCAACCGTGTGGCTGTAGCAGTTCTGATCCATCGCCCAGTTGAAGCCCAGGCCCTGGCCCATCTGTCCGCGCTTGTACTGCTTCCCGATCTCGGTTGAGTTCTGAAACAATCCTTTGAGCGCGTCAACGATGGTCGCCTGCATCAGCGGGGTAATCACCAGGCTCCGCTCATCGTCGCGGGGCGTGGCGTTTTCATCGAGGTACTGACCAGCGCTCAAATACGTCAATGCAGCGTTGGGCGTGGTGCCCGGGGTGCCGACAGTGTTGGCAACCGTCTGGTAAAGCTTCAGGCCGTCGAGGTCGATGTTGTTGGCGATGTTGGCGATTGCGGGCTTGATAAAGCGGGCGCTGAAATCGTCAATCGACAATGCCAGATCGGCGGAAGTGAACTGAATATCCACGCCGCGCTGAGTGCTCAGCGTGACGGGAACCTGCGTTTCGGTTGCGTCTTCGACGCTCAGCGCGGTTCCGGTGCGGCCAACGTAGCGTGGCGGCTTCCTGACGTTTACGGTCGTGCCGATTTTTGCGCCTTCGACGCCAAATTTGTCGTCATACTCGCGCGAAACGCCGGCGGTAAATCCGAGATTGTTGGTGAGCACGCGCAGAGCTTCGCGCGTAATCATCCCGATCGTTAAAAGTGTGTTGCTCATCGTTCCCTCACGCCTCACGGCGTTAGTTGCCCGCGCCTATCTCGCGACCGTCGCGGGGCTTAACTGTGGCGAGCTATCGGCGTCCGCCGCGCTTCGCGATTTCCTTTTCGCGCCACGCGTTGTATTCCTGGAAACTCATTTCGTCGGGCTTTACCGCCGCGGTTCTCGCGGGGCGCTTGCCTACGGGCGAAATGGGTTCAGGCGCTTTACTCACCTTTGCTTCGGGTTGTGCAGGGGCGTTATCGGTGGATAGCTTCGTGGCTTCGATCTTTCCCAATTCGCGAACCTGCGCGAACGGGGAAAGCCCGTTGATTCGCTTCGCTTCGGCGGGGTTCGCCGCAAGGTAATAAGCGAGTTCGGGCCCGCGATCGCTTTCGAGAATCGCGGTGTGAAGCGCCTGCGATACCGGCAAAGTTGCGCCGCTCGCAATCACTTCATCGAAGTCCGCGTGAAGTTCCCGCGTTTTATCAACGCGTTCCTTCCACGTTTTGTTGGCGGCGTCCGCGGCTTCGGCGGCTGCCTTTTTATCGGCTTCCGCTTTCCGCGCCGTTTCGCGCTGGTCGAGCTTCCAATCGGCTAACGCTTCGACGTACGCCTCATACGAATCGAATTTCGCCGCGTCCGGTTTTCCGGCCGGCGGCTGCTGCGCGGGGGTGTTCTGTTGCTGTGAAGGCTTCGCAGCGGAGTTTTCCGCCAGTCGCCGTTCTAAATCTGCTTTCTCCCGCGTGAGCTGATCGATACGCTTCTGAAAGCCGCCTTTTTTCTTCGGCTGCTTTGGCGCTTCGTCGTCGCTTTCCTGCTCTGCTTCGCCCGTTTCCGGTTCAGGCTCCGAAGCGTCTTCGGCTTCGGGTTTTGACTCCGCGCCTTCGGCGGCGGCGTCGGCGGATGGTTCGGGTTTCGCTTCCGCCGGCGTATCGGCCGGATCGTTGGAAACGAGTACTGCGTTATCGAGTTCTGACAAAAGGCTTGATTAAGTCCCTTCGGATTTAGCCCGGTGATTACGCGCGCCGGTACGCGTGCATGTCCCGCTGAGTAGTCGGCGCGATTCCGCGCGCCGTCTACTGCTGGTTTTGCGGTTGCTGTTGGGCGAGCGTGGCGGCTTGCTGTTGCTGCTCGAGCGCGGCGTTCTGGCTTTGCTCCTGCATCCCGGCCTGGTGCTGTTGCTGCGCCGCCTGTAACTGCTGCGCGTGCTGTTGCTCGGCCTGCTGCAAAGCGGCTTCGTGCGCCTGCTGGCTGGCCTGCATGGCGGCTTCGTGCGATTGCTCGGCTTCGACGCCGGTGGCTTCGCCCATCATTTCGAGGCGTTGCTTAATCGCCGCCATTTCGCCCTGGAGCATGGTTGCGGCGTCCTGACTGCGAATCTTCGCCTCGGTCCCGATGAGCGCAACCTGCGCGTTGAGTAGCGCGATGCGTTCCTTCGAATCGATTTCCAGTTTTTTCGACTGGATTACGTCCGTCAGTTCATGAATCCGCTGTACCAGCGCGCCATGTTGCGCGGCGAGCTGTTGCATTGCGGCTTGTTGCTGCTGGAGTTGCTGTTGCGGATTGTTGCCGTCCTGAAGTTGCGGCGGCAGCATCTTTTTCAGCCGTTCGGCGATTTCTTCGGCTCCCGGCCAGTCCATGTTTTTGACCAGCAAATCGCCCGCGATCTGCGCGAGCTGCGGGTACGCCTTCGTCAATTCGAGCATCGATTCAACGGCTTCCTGGCGCTTCGATTGATAGCTCGGCCCCGCGGTCACGGTTACGTCATAGCGGCCGGTGGTCAGGTCGAAAATCTTCTGAATGCCGGTCTGTTCTTCGATGAAATGCTGGTTTACCGGAACCGTTTTCGGCGTGCCGTCTTCGCCGATGATGCGCGCGATGCGCGGCGCGTCGTATACCTCGGGAATCATCGCGATCAGAATTCGGCCGAGATGCCGGATAGAGCGAGTGAGATTGTCCGTCAGGTGGAAATTCGCGGTATCGCCTTCCGACTTCCGCGCCAGAATCGCTTTGCCGCTGGTTTCGTTCCCCTGCGCGCCGAGCGATGCGTCATAGATACCCGTGGTGGCCTTCAGATCGTCCGCCGCGGCTAACCGGGCTTGCGTGATGGCCTGAACCGGGGGCTCATACACAACACGTTGCGGGGGCGGGGCGAGCTGCCCGTTTACAGTTTTCGGCTTGTACTGCAAATAGGCGTGATTGCGCGTGTTGGCGCTGCGCCAGGATGCCTCATGCCCTTCGAACTGCCCCTCCGCGCCCACGTAGGGCGCGCGCGGCGCAAGCGCGATGGTTTCGGTTTCGGCCGTCGCCCAGAAGTTGTACATCCTCTGCGGGTCGCGGGCGAAGCGCACCATGCCCATAAGCTGGCGCTCGCCGTCAATGTCCGCCTCTTCGCCGAGCACGGGAACAATCGTGATGTACTTGCCCGGAATTTTGCGCTGGTCGAGCGCCTCGAGCGCGTTAATTTTGGCCCATTGAACGGTTCGCGCGTCCACGGTTCGCGTTTTGAGAACCTTCGCGCCTTTGGGTACCGCGTCCGCGTCTACCGTGCGGCCGTCTGCGAGCTTCGCGATTTTCTTCGTGGCGTGCTCGATGTAAAAGTACTCGGCCACGCGCACGGTTTCGGCCGTGATCCATCCCGCCGGCGTATCGCCGATGGATACGAAATCATCGAGCCCTGAGAGTTCGGAGTTCGGATAATCCCGCTTGTACTGGTCCCGCGGAAGATCCTCGATAATGAACGCGAATTCCGCATCCGAGTAATCGGGTTCCTGGCAGTTCGGATCGAAGTAAACCGTGAACGGGTTGCGAATCCGCTT